TACAAGTGGGTGTCGAATGTGAAGTCAACGGTCAGGAGTTATCCGTTCAAAGGATAGACGTTTACACAAAAAATGGGGCATATAAGTGACAAACTATACTAAAGCAACCGACTTTGCAGTTAAGGACAGCCTCTTATCAGGCAATCCTTTGAAACTGGTCAAAGGTACTGAAATCAACACCGAGTTTTTGGCAGTACAGACAGCGGTCAATAGTAAGTTGGACTCCGCTGGTGTAACAGCATTCGCAGCGACTGTACTGGACGATTCAACAGCAACAGCAGCACGCACCACTCTGGGCGCTGCGGCATTGGGCGCAAACAGCGACATCACAAGCCTTAACGTCATCACATCGATCAACGGCGGGCCTGTTGCGGGATTCAAGAATTGGTTAATTAATGGGCGCTATGACATTTGGCAGCGTGGAACTTCGTTTGCCGTCACAACAACTACTGCTGTGTATGCCGCCGACAGGTGGTTTGCAAACTTAGGCGGCGCTGGAGCGCTAACAGTTTCACGCCAAAATTCTAGCGGGCTGAACCAATACGGAATCCGTTTGCAAAGAGATGCTGGAAATTCCAGCGTGCAAGGAGTCTATGCAAGACAAATAGTTGAAGGCATTGTTTCAAGGAACTTGCAGACCAAGACAGTCACGATTTCCGCAACATTAACTGCGGGCGCTAACTTCTCAGCAGCAGCTTCTCAAGTCTCGCTGCTACTCCAGACAGGCACGACGCAAGATCAAGGCAGTGCATCACTAATTTCGGGCACTTGGACTGCTTTTGCTTCGCCCATAAACACTGCTGTGACAGTGACAACTACCCCGACGAGATTTTCTGCCACCGTCACGTTGTCATCTAACGTTCAAGAGATTTCAGCAGGAGTTTATTTTGTGCCGGTTGGAACTGCAGGCGCTAATGATTGGGTGCAGATAGATGACTTCCAACTCGAAATAGGCTCAGTAGCCACAACCTTTGAAAGCACTCGCCCGTATGGATTAGAGCTTGCGCAGTGCCAGAGATATTACTACCCATACAACGGTGGCACTTCTGGATTTGCAAACGGTCCCACCATTGTTGAAACTGCTGTTACTTTTCAGATGCGGGCAACTCCAACATTGGCGGCTGGGGCTGGTTTGGCAACTATCAATTGGACGGGGGGCACATCAGTAAACCCGAGTTCGATAAATGTTTCAAATCTCACCGCAGTAGCTTCTGGTGCAACTTGGAGATTTAACAATTACACGGGGCTGACAAGTGGGCAGGGTGTGGTTATTCAGGCTAACGTGACAACCCTTGCCGCTTTTTCTGCGGAACTCTAATCATGTACAAACTCACAAATTCCACATTCATTGTCCGAATTGCTGACGGCGCTTTCATTCCTGCAGACCCAGCAAATACAGACTACTGCGCTTATGTTGCATGGCTCGCAGAAAACAACACGCCGGAGCCTGCTGACGTTCCGCAGCCCCCCGTCCAAGAGCAACTTGTGGCGCTCGATGCAGCCAACGCACTCACGCAGCGCAATCTTAGAGAAACTGTTATGTTGATGACTGAAGCGTTCAAGGAAATCAATCCCGCGATGGACTTGAAAACTATCCCTGGAGTAGCCAAGGTTTACTCGGTAGAAGAAGAGGCCGCGCAATTGAGGGCGCAGTTGTGATCAACCTGCTGATCGCCCTCCTGCCGTTGATCGCCCCGGCCTTGCGCTGGGCGGACAATCCGAACCGCAGTTATTGGCGCGTGGACTTGCTTGTGTACGCGCTGGTTGTGTGGGTGATGGATATGGTGCTTGCGCACTTGTTTTTCCGCCCTCGGAGCAACGAATGGACCATCAGCCACACGCTGGAGCGCACCGTGTTTCAGTCGGCAGATTCTATGCGGTTGGCGCGCGCCATCAACGCAATTTCTCCAGGCCACATCAAGGTGATTTTGTGAAGCAAATAACCATCCTCTTTGTTAAGCGCCGCTGGTGGAATGTTGTCGCCGCGCTTATCCGCTGGGCCATTCCGCTGTCTCGATTCAAGCTGGCGAAGGCCAGTCATTCGATGATTGTTGACAATGACGATGTGATTCACGCGACAATGTTGCATGGGGTCATACGCCAGCCACGGGATGAAGCGCTTAAGGGTCAATCCATTGTCGAAACCGTGTCTTATGCGGTGCCTGACGGTGCGGCAGGCATTGAATGGGCCAACAGCCAAATCGGCAAAAGCTACGACTTTTTGGGCGCATTTGGCTTGGGCTTGTCGCCCGGCAGACGGTGGCAGGAAGACGATAAGTGGTTCTGTCACGAACTTTGTGCGGCTGCGATTCAACACTCTGGTCGTGAATTGTTTGTCGATTCAGGCCACGTTACCGATTCACATTTACTAATTATCAAGCCATGAATAATAGACAACGCGCAAGTGACAGACACCCACTGATGACCTTTGTGACAGACTGGGCAAACCGGATCATTCCTCCGTTGCTTGTGACTGCTGTAGTTGCGGTGTGTGGTGGGGCATGGGCAACATACACGGCGGTGGAAAAAATCACAAACAAAGTGACAGATCACGATCAGCAACTTCACGATTTGAAAGTCAGGCATGAGAACGATATTGCACTACTTCGTGCGCAACTCACCAACGTGGAGACCAACTCAGTGCGGCGCGTGGAGTTGCTGGAATTGATTAAACGCGTGGAGCAGCAGTTAGAAATTGCGCTATTGCGCTCTGGTGTGAAGGTACCACCTAAGATGATGTCCGGAGGTTAACCGATGATAACAGCACTCATCTCTTTTTTAGGCGGCTCGGTGTTTCGCATGCTGTGGGGCGAAATCAGCCACTGGATTACAGCCAAACAGGACCACAGCTTTGAGGTTGAGCGCATGCGCTTGCAGAGCGAGATCGAAGCCGCACAGCACGCCCGCAACCTGGAGGCCATCCGTGTGCAGGCGGAGCTGGGTGTCAAGACCATCCAAGTGCAGGCGGAAGCGGCCATTGGTGAGATTGAGGCGCAGGGCTGGCTGGAGACAGTCAAGGCGACCGCAATACAAACCGGCATCAGGTGGGTAGACGCCTGGAATGCCACTATCCGGCCCGGTGTGGCTACGTGGGCGGTGATCGTTATTACGCTGTCTGAGTTCAGGGTCATTGCCCTGACGGAGTTCACAGCGTCCGTGGTCAGTGCTGCACTGGGAATCTACCTGGCTGACCGGAACTTGCAAAAGCGGGGCAAGTGATGGACCTTGCCGTGACACTTGCTTTGATCCGAGGGTTTGAGGGGTTGCGGCTGTCGCCCTATTTGTGCAGCGCCGGAGTGCCCACGATTGGCTACGGGGCTACGTATTACGAGGATGGCACTCGCGTCACGCTGACCGATGCTGTCATCACCAAAGATCGCGCAGAGGCGCTGCTGCTCTGGCATGTGCGCAATGTGTACTTGCCTGCCGTGGTGCGCTTGTGCCCCGGCTTGGACCATCCTGACCGGCTGGCCGCGCTGCTCGACTTCGCATTTAACCTGGGCGCGGGGAATCTCAAGGCGTCAACCTTGCGTAAACGCGTCAACGCGGGAGACTGGGATGCCGTGCCCGGTGAGCTGCGCAAGTGGAACAAAGCCGGTGGGCGCGTCCTGCGCGGACTGACAATCCGGCGCGAGGCTGAGGCTGCCCTGATATAACCGCTTATTTCATAGTCTTTTAGTTTGATAAGTTTTGAGGGGTCGCTATAGACTTCGATCACTGTTATTCCTCGATTCCGTGGGCGTCTTCGATGGCTCGGGCGAATGCTGTCGCTTGTCGCGGGGCAATGTTGACGCAACCCCAAATCGCGCGCGGAGTTTGAATATGGCAAGTTGGTGCGCCTCTAAACCTTTTAACGTTGCGTCAAGCTGTCTTGCGCGTGTTGGCACTCCGTGTCGCCAATTGGATTTATATTCGTTTTCAACAAGATCGACACTTTCCATCAAGGCCTCCAAACACTCCCGCATCAATGCTTCGTCAGCATCAATCCTGTCTTTGCGCCCAAGCCGCAGCAAACGGCGACCCCGCTCCCGCATCAATGCTTCGTCAGCATCAATCCTGTCCGCCGCTTGATGCAACAGCGGGGTAACGTCAGCGATTGGCACAGGTGTGCGGCGC